TGCCAATACCAAGATAAAACTCAGCATCACCATGACGTACTCCTTGAAACTCGATATCATAACCACCGGTCGACCAAAAAGCCTCTCGAGTCATGATCCAAGTATTAGGATGCGTCTTGTACTTAATGATTCCTTTAGGACATAAAAGCTCATAACCAGACATAACTTCTGGAGCCTCCATGTCCACTTTAGGAACATAGTACATATTTTTGTCAAGTTTCTTATCGAATCTTAGATGCTTATACATTCCGTGGGACTCAAAACAATCCACGTCGATTAACATCATCCANTCCGTCTTTACATGCTTTGCACCAATATTACGACAGACGTGAGAATTAAACCCAACGTCCCTTGTAAGATCAATGCCCATAACATCAAACCTGTTCTTATGTTGATTGATAGTCTTGTGAAAGAAATCTCTTCCGTCCTCATGACCATCATTTACAAAAATAACCCTTGGCGAATATTTGTACTGCTCTACCATCCTGCTGTAAAATACGCACTGATTGTATAGATGGTCTTCTTGACCATACCATGTCATCACGCAGGTGATATCATTCCATCTTTTCACTCAAGCATTTCCTTTTGTTCTTTAATCCAAAGATCGCTATAGAAGGTTTCTTGGTAATCATCAAACCAAGGTCCGCCATCAGTATAATGAATCGCTTTAGGATTCTCTAAGTGATAGTAGTCATCTAAACAGTTCCACTCCATTGGAAGNGAACCAATATCTTCGTCATCTAACCATCTAAGTTGATGAAAGTCTAAGCCTGGTCTATGATTATTCAAGTACTCAGGTGTTAGACGATTGTTCTTTGGATGTTCATTATTGAATAGAATAAAGCTAGCCCAGTTCTTTCTATAAGCTCTGTGCTGAGGAATTCCGTCCATCTTGATCTGGCTGTTTGGAATATATCCCGGATGCTTAACAACGTAAACAGCCTTGCTGGGATCTATGTCTTCCAATAGTTCGAGCGGGTCAGCCTGAAAAAGAAAATCGCAATCTACAAAAAAGCTCCAACCTTTGAATCCACTAAGATGCGGAACCCAGAATCTGGTGTAAGTGAAGTCAGTAGATTGAGGCTCGCCCCAGTCTCTACTATAACCTTCAATGTCTTCACTATAGAGCTTGTTAACCTCTATTTCTGATCTCTGCTTTAGAGAATATTCACAAACGTCATAAGCCTTAACTTCTCTCTTGTCCCAGCCTATGAACATTTGGGGTTGACAGCCAATACTTGTACTCATCAATTACCTCATTCCTATTTGCTACACTCTTCTGAATGTATTCTTCAATTAATTCTGGATGGAAGTCACTCCAGTACTCCCAAACTATAGCCCATGGAAAGGCTTTCTTTGTAATGTTACCTTTACTAAAGATAATCATTGGTAAGCCTAACATTCTAGCTATCCACATATGAGCCCCATGATACCCTATAACGCATCTTGAAGTCAACATTTCTTTTATAACTTTTTGCATTGGTGTCTCATAATGTACGTGCTTGAGGTCCCAACCACGCTTCTTAATCAACTCTCCAACTCGAGGCCATGCATACCCTGATGGCGTCTGCGCCAATGGATCCTTCCATGCCTTGTTCTTATCATACTCATGAAGCAGTTGTTTGTGCTTCATACTCGTTACCATAACAATCTTATTCCAATCAACTCGTGCATTGTCGTAATCTCCAATGCCATGAGTGGTGAATCTTAGATTGTGCAGCTCCATATCTTTTGCATCATAGTTATCATGATTATACTTGAGCTTGCTATCGTACACGTGTTCTATTCTTAGACCATAGAATACAGGCTTGGTTAATAGATTGAATGTACAATCAATCCACTGCTGTATGGTCTCTGTGTCTGTTTCTTTGTATTTGATTGGCTCTTTTTGTGGCCAATGGAATCTTAGAATAACGTCCGTGCTATTCTTCTCTGCCATATTCATTGCATATGATATTGGACTTATGATATCTCCATAACCAATCTTACCTTTCCAGTTGATCACTAAAGGACTAAAATTATCCTGTACAGAATACTCATTGTAATCTGGGACCAACGGATCGTCTACTCTTAAAGGTGTGTGTGGATTGTTTGGCATTAAGTACCTATCTCCTCATCATATCTTACTACTACTGCTGGAAAGGACTTATACTTGTTTCCATACCAGTCTCTAGTGTCCATTATCTTTTTCTGCCATTGTTCTCTTGTTCTTAAGTTGATGTGTAGATTTGTCCCATCAGAGAAAGTCTTCTTGGCTAGCTTTGTGCTTATGTTAAGGAATACGCATCTCCTTGTATATAAGAACAATGTCTTTAAAAAGTCGTCTGTTTGCGAAGGATGAATATGCTCAAGTACGTCTGTACATATAAGCATGTCGTATCTGCCCTCTGGTATGTCTTGGTACTCAGGTATTGCTGGATCGTATAGCTTGATTGAAGCTCGCTCGTCCAGCGCTCGTCCAGTATTGCTTTCCAGTGTTCTAGATTCCAAAACCACGCTTTGCCACATCCATAATCAATTATTGACTTGCAGCCAAGCAGCTTCATCAATCTTGCTATTTCTGGTATGTGTTTTAATAATGCTGTGCCTCTACTGAATGTAGAGTTTTTGTGCTTTTCTTGATACTGTTCAATCAGTTCTTCTGGTGTCATCATTATATAATTTCCTCAATGCCTTCCTATTATATTTAGTACGGTCGAAATGAGTGGCAGGCTTGTGTAGTCTGTCCATGAATTTCTTGACTGGATTTGTCTTTCCTGCTTTCTTTTTCATGTAATGTTCCGATCATAACTTCCTAATAATAAGATGATAATGTGGCCCCTCGTTTGTACCCTCGCCCATTTATCCGATCTTCCACCCGCTCTTCGAAGACCTTGCCGCTACCCGGAGCTCACCAGAGCGCTCTACGGGCAAATTAAAAACCAACTATACGCTACACTATATATAAAGTCAACACTCTAAACCCAAGAAAATGAAATTGACATTCGCTCATTTAAAATGATAGGTGTATGGTGTACACCGTTACGAATAAAAATTGCATCACCTGGTTTGAGTGTGCAAGAACTATGAGCCTTTTCGCCGTAAATACTTTCACAACAATAAGCTGTCTCGCCCCACACTTGGAGGATGATTACATCCATGGTATCCGTATGTCTACCATAGTTGTGCCCATCTGTTACCCAGTTTGCATAAACGTGCGCATTACTAAAGTTATAGTTGGCTTTTAACGTGTTTACAACATCACGTGTCTTACCTTGGAACGTACCACTAAACTGCATCCATCTATTGTTGTAGTTCGCTTTATCGTTCTTTGATATAGACTTTTCTTTATCTGCATGTAAGTATTGTTGAGCAACATCTAGTGCCGTGTGATCTACGGAATAGAAGTTTCTTAGAACTCCGAACCCCCAATCATAATGCTTTTCAATCTCGCCAAATCTTGGTGAGTTTTTAGCTGGATCAATCTGCCTTGGCATACCAGCTCACCAATACTAACCTGCGTCCCTCAGTTACCTGACATACGCCATGCGTTAAAGCATGATCATAAGTCATTGTCTGTCCCACGGTTACTGGAACAACCTGAGGAATAATTTCCTGACCTACAGGAGGATTGTCTCCAAGCCTCTTTGCATATCTATCACCTGGTCTAACTTTTTTTTCATATGGCAGATGAACAATTGTCTCTCCACCAACTAAACCAGTTTCATCTAATATAGTTACCATCGTCAATACAACATCATCTACGTTGTCTGTATGTGACCGTGTAAATGACTCTGGTAAGTAATCTAAAAAGTAGTGCGAATAAACTCTCTTGTCTTTGCCAGCAGCTTGTTCTAATTTTAAGAACGCTGCATCCTTCCTTAGATCACTTTTAATTAACCTCTTATCAACATCAAACAGATTGTAATCCTGATGAGCCATATTAGACTCTAACGAGTCATACAGTCCAATCAAATCATTAACATCATTAGTTGTTAGATAATTGTCAATCGTATACATGCAGCTATTATACTCTCATACGTGTTAGAGGTCAACGCAAAAAGGGTCCAAGAGGACCCTTTATTTTAAGTAGCTACTTACGCTGCGTCAGCGAAGGCTAGTGCAGACTCGAGAGCGTTAACTTTCTTAGTCTTATTAACACCATACCAAGCTGAGTTCAACCTAGTGTCGTTCTCACGACCCATAACATGATCAGTCATGTAGGTTACAGCATTGAATGCTTGCCAGTATGAACCCTCTGCGAAGTTAGCACCAGGCTGAGTCTTCACAACATTCATTGCAAGTTTAGCATTCTTAGAAGCGTACTTATCAAAGTCAGCTATCGATGATGGATCGAATCCTACACCTTTCACCTTAGGGTTCTGGTTAGGGAACACAGTTGAGAAGTAAGTTCTCAAAGAATCTTCAGTGTAACGCTTACCGGATAAGAATGTAGCCATATCTTTGTATGTTTCCATTTTACCTTTAGCAATACCTAGAAGAGATTTAGCTTCTTCAGCATCAAACGCTTTCTTGTGATTCATTGATACTTGATACTCACCTTTCTGAGCAAGAGACAAAGTCAATGTGTTATTACATACTACACGGATTGGAGTGAATCGAATGTCGACCGCTCGTCCATACATATGTGGGTTAGTCAATAGTAAGTATGACTCAACTAAGTCTTTACCATTGATAGTGAAGTCATCTTTCACCTTTGCAAGACACCAAACTTTCTTACCGTCTTGTAATGATCCAGCAGTATGCATTTCCATATCACCAGCTTCAACAAACTCCCTAAAGAAGTCGAATGCATCAGCGTTCTGTACAGGATTCCAATTCTGCTTAACCATATCTAAAGGCATTCCATCAGACTCACGAATTAACATATCGTGTCCTGAATAAATATCTTCACCATTAAATGATGCGAAAGAAGGAACCTTAGCGACTCTCCAGTCTAGTCCTGCTTCAACCATCATATCATCTACCGAAATGTCTTCTGAGACTTTCGTACCGAGCCCATGCCAAGGAAGTTGTCCTGCGTAAGCCATTGTTTCTACCATATGTGCCATAATTTATTTCTCCAGTTGTTTAAATTATACGTCTATTATACTAAAAGGTTGATTTGAAGTCAACGGTTGTTTCAAATTAAATGTGCTTACATTGTCCACGGTATGTAAAACCAGGACAAGAACATCTGCCATCTTCAATGAAATATTTTTGACCCTTGGATCCGATAACGACTTTTACATCAGGTCGTGTTAGTACATCAGCGTACTCGCCAATCTTCTCGAAGGTACGTCTAGCTTTACTAAACTGCTTCATCGGATTCTTAAAAACTTTATCGTTGTGCTGCACAAGGTGTCCCTGTGCATTGACGTGATATATTCCATTAGCAACTGGAGCGTCTCCCCAGTCAGTAGTTTCTTGAAGTACTTCAATCATGCTGCGACCCTCTCAAGGAAAGCTGAAAGCTCAGCGTAAGGAACCTGATCGCCAGTTACCATCTCAAACGAGCTCTGGTAATCAACTCTCTCGCCATTCTTCATGGTCCAAGACTCATACTTCTTAGCGATCTCAGATCTCATGAAACCCATCTCACCGTTCTCGGTTGTGCGATGAGCAACAAAGTCCTCACCATCAAACCACAAGTAAGTTGGAGTCTCCCAAGAGCAACAGAAGTTCGACACTGCGAACTCAGCATCGTCAACGATTTCCCAATCGATAACATACTCTTCGAACGCATCGTTCTTAGACTCAACAGCTTCCTGAGCTGCATTACGGAAATCCGCATCACACGCTTCCGCGAAAGAACACTTAACAACGTAAGTGTCGCCACCCTTGAACTTCCAGTAGGCGTTCTCACCGGTGCCCAAGTTACCGTTCTCGTCGAACGCGTAATTCTCTCTGTGCTGTGTTGAAATAACTATTTTCATCTTTAACTCCTTACTTAATATACAACTATTATACCAAACTCTTGATTTGAAGTCAACAGTTATTTGAAATTAATTTAGGAAATACAGGAGTTGTTATTCCACTATTTCTGTGGTGTTGTCGAGTAATGGCGCTTTTGGTTCATCAATGACTGGCCATATTTGTGAAAATTTTTCATTGATTTCGATGAATTCTATCTGATCTGAAGGCATTTCGTATTCTGAGAAGATTGCTTCCTCAGGACATTCTGCAACACAAAGGTCACAATCGATACATTCGTTTGGATCAATAACCAGGAAGTTAGCTCCTTCCCTAAATGCATCTACAGGACAGATCTCAACACAGGTAGTGTGTTTACATCCGATACAACCTCTTCCTACTACATATGCCATTATGTAATCTCTATGAGAGGGATCTTTGCTTTAGTTAAAGGACCGTCCCAAGTAAGATCTATTCCGTGTACCTCTTTGACAATTCCTTTGACGTAATCCCAGTTCTGGGGGCGCTGGTCCATTGCATTCGCATTTCTAAAACAATTGTAGTCGGAACAAACCTTTGGTCTGTCTTCATAGATAGTGCACAGCTTGGTTCCTTTGTCTTCGTCAATGTCGAGCTTGGGACATGTAAATTCGATCCTAAATTGAGCACGCTCCTCCATAATGGGTTTATCTTCTGACTTGCTGTAGTGCTCCGTAACTTCATTCGCATACCATTTTAGTTTAGTTCGATCCGATTGTTTAGAGATGACCTTAAGCCACTCAGGGCCTTTAGCGGGATGACAATGTTGCATTTCAGAGGTCCACTTACAGCAATGACCACACTTAACACAAACATCCGATGTTATTAATTTCTCATCTAATCTATTCACCAGCCTTTCTCCTCGCCTTCTGACACAGAAGATTATAATGGTCAACCGATTTGATGTCAACCTTTATTTCAAATACTTTTACCATTAATTTCAATTTCCATATATAATTTAAGTTGACATTATATTTATTATAGAGGATAATGCCCGTCATGTATAGAGCAATCTTGATCTGTGATCTTAAAAACCCCATCTCTATAGCCTATTCAAAGATAGCTATGAAGACCTGGGAAGCCGTCGAAAACGTAACCGTTGAGCGTTGGCAATGCTATACACCAGACACTATAGACGATGCTCCATTTAAAATCAACTGGGGTAGATATAGTAGTGCTGGTAAGTATAAGAAAGACAAACACGAAATCACTCCAACAGAGAAAGCATGCCTCACCTCTATGTTCCATTGGTGGAAGCATACAGCAGATACGGGCGAGCGAGTCATCATATTAGAACACGATGCCTTTGTTAGGAACCCTAAACTTCTCAATGGATGGATTAAGCACATGCATGAGTTTGATCTATGGAATCCAGGTATAGCAATGGAGTGCGCATCGATGTCTCCATGGTTCGCTCAGTATTGTATGCAGAAGTGGCTTAACCTAGGTGACGTAATTGATGCGGGACCAATGGCTGAATTGTATACTGCCATACAAGAATGGGAAAAGGTACTGCTGTTGGCAGACGGGCGTAAAAAGCGGGAAATTTTTGAAGCGCTTGACATCAAATCACGATCTATGTTATTATGGCCTACAACAAAAAGTAACAACACTATTTGTGCAGTTAACAGATCTGTAGAGGTACTGAGACCTAAGACGACCTACGAAGCACCAGTTACTCAAGTGTATATGCCAGGTAAGAATACATTGGTGCATCACAAGAAGAAAGGTGCTATAGGATATGGTGACTCTACATACAGACAAATGGAGATTATAGATGACCTCGGAATCGCAAAAAAAGACTAGTAAATTGTCCAACTTAGCTAAGGCAAGAGAAGCCAAGGCAAAGAAGAACCCCCCTAAGTATAGTCAGTACTGTGCTTACGTTGTTGCGTTAGAAGAAGAACATCCCTTTAGTATAAAGAATGTACGTCAGTGGATTAAGTCTGCAAGAGAACACAAGTCAGCTGCTCAAAATGCTCATAGAGCAAATGCACCAGGAGCATTGGCTGAAAGAGAGAAGTGGTCTTCTTATGTTAGTCAACTAGAGAGCTATCTAAGAACTGGATCATACATCTCATTGTTTGCTGGTGACAATATGGAGAAGCGTGTGCAGATGTATTGTTCATCTCTCGCTTACTTTCCTAACGGTAAACCTAAAAGACAGATTGGCGTTTACTATAATGACTATCGTATGGTGTGGACACCTGAGTTAGAGAACGAAGAAAGAGAGTCGTTCCAGATGGAGCCATTAGAGTTTACTGACAAAGGATACATCCTGGTCGATAAAGTTAAAGCACCAAGTACTAAAACAACCAAGACTAAGAAGAAGCGTAAACCAATGACCGAAGATCAGAAGAAGGCTCTCGTCGAGCGTCTAAGACTTGCTAGAGAAGCAAAGGCAAAAAAGAATGCTAAATAGTAGCATGGGTGAAGTAATACAATTTCCAAACAGTAACACGTCTCCTGCTTTCGTTAAGAATGAACAGGAAAGAGTACAGAACCAGAAGAGGTATCAAATAGACTTGTGTCTCGATACCAGCATTGACCTCTCATACATGTTACTGGAACAAATACAAGCTAGGGGCATCGAGCTCCAAGGCAAAGAACTAGACCAGCACATACTAATGATTGCTGAGTCTATCAAAGCTCTCATGTTGAAGGGATGTGACATCGATCACCCTCTTCATAGGATTACAGAGCAGATTGTGAACAAAGAAGAAAGCGCCATGTTTGTTAACTCATGGCAGAACAGCGAGACTATCGAAGAATAGTTGCGTTGACTTTAAATTTTTATTATGGGATAATTGAGTTATGATATTAGTTGACCTAAACCAAGTAATGATTTCGAACCTCATGGCACAGATCCATGGACGTGGCGATGTTGATGTAAGTCAAGATCTGCTTAGGCATATGGTTCTCAATTCACTTAGAGCTAACAACGTAAAATTCAAAGGCCAGTATGGCGAGATGGTTATATGTTGTGACGATACTAACAATTGGAGAAAGAAGATTTTTCCATACTACAAAGCTCACAGAAAGACTGCAAGAGATTCGTCTGATTACGATTGGCCGCATATCTTTAATTGTCTTAACACAGTACGTGATGAGCTAAAAGAGTTTTTTCCGTATAGAGTTATCCAAGTAAGCACATCAGAAGCTGATGATGTTATTGGTGCTCTTTGTCATGAGTTTGGAAGAGAGTTAGGGCAAGCAGATCCTATTCTAATCCTCTCAGGCGACAAAGACTTTATACAACTACAAAAGTTTACCAATGTTGATCAATATGATCCGATCAGAAAGAGAAAGGTGTCACACAATGACCCTCACTTGTATCTGCAAGAGCATATTGTCAAAGGTGATAGAGGAGATGGCGTACCTAATGCTCTCTCCCCAGGTGATGTGTTTGTTTCTGGTGGAAGACAGAAGCCAGTTAGACAAACTACATTAAATAAGATCGTCGAAGCGATTGCCAACGATAAAGCTGAGTCCGAAGATTGGTACGAAGGCTATAAACGTAATGCAGCAATTATCGACTTAAGTAATACCCCTTCAGAGATTGTGGAAGAGTCTATTAGACAGTACCACGAGCAAGCAGATAAGGGTAGAAAGAAATTGTTTAACTTCTTCATTTCTAGGAAGCTAAATAATCTCATAGAAAATATAAGTGAGTTTTAAAATGTTAAAAGGATTAGCTGAAATAATTAATGAAGTCAAAAAAGCCAAGTCAGTTGGACAAAAAGTAAAGATACTACAAGACAATCAATTGAAAGAATTGATGGGTGTGTATGAGTTGACGTACGACAACAGACTAACATGGCTATTGCCAGAAGGAAACCCTCCTTACAAACCTTTAGAGAAGTCAATGGACGCTCAGGGTCACCTCTACCAAGAGATGAAGAGAATGTACATCTTTTTGAAAGGTCTCAATAACGTACAACAACCAAAGAGAGAACAAATCTTTGTGAGAATGTTAGAAGAGATGGATCCAGATGATGCACTACTTCTTCTTGAAATGAAAAATAGAAAGATCAAAGGAGTATCTAAGAAGGTAATCAAGCAAGCGTTCCCAGGTTTCTTATGTGAACCTGAAAACCAGGATGCCTAATGCCTCTATACACCTTCAAAGACACCGAGACTGGTGACGAGTTCGATTTACAGTTGAAGCTAGCGGAGAGAGAAGTTTTCCTCGAAGCTAACCCCAACTTAAAACAGATTATCACATCAGCCCCTAAGATCGTAAGTGGTGTACAAGGGCAAAATAAAACTGATGGCGGGTTCAACGAATTAATGTCACGTATAGGTGAGGCAAATCCTCACACGCCTTTAGGCCGTTCCGTGAATACACATGACAGTGGTCAGGTTGCAGTTAACCAAGCCGTCGATAGATATAAAAAGAGAGCAGGAATTGAAACGTCTGACTAAGAAGCAGAACCGATCCCTAAGACAGCAAGATGTCTTAACCGAAGACAACCAAATAAACACCGCCAAATTTTCTCTCAGCCTGAGTCCTAAAGGATCTAACCAAGAGCAAGCGGTTGAGTACTTCAACGAGGGTTATAATTTATTGATGCATGGTTATGCTGGTACGGGTAAAACGTATTTGGCTTTAGCAATGGGTCTACAAGAAGTTCTAAAGAACCATTACAAGAAAGTAGTGGTAGTTAGATCAGCAGTACCTACAAGGGACATTGGTTTCCTTCCTGGTACAGCTAAACAAAAGATGGAAGTGTATGAGCTACCTTATAAACAAATATGTAACGAGCTATTCAAACGTGGAGACGCATATGACATACTTAACAATAAATTTATGTACGAGTTTATCCCAACGTCATATATACGTGGAACCACTCTCAATGATTGCATTGTTATTGTTGATGAGATTAACAACATGACCTTTCATGAGCTTGACAGCGTTATCACAAGAGCAGGATACAATTGTAAAATGATCTTTTGTGGTGACTACAGACAGAGTGACTTAATTCAGTCCAACCAATTGTCTGGTATTGTCAACTTCATGAGTATTACTAACAACATCGAAACATTTAAGAACGTCGAGTTCGGAATAGATGACATCGTAAGATCTGGATTGGTCAGAGATTACATAATTGCAAAAGCAGATCAAGGATTATTATGATTAACATGACAAGAGACAACTTACTCATCGCAGAAGTTGCAAAAGAAAAGAAAGACAATCTGAGTGAGGGTGGAATCATTCTCAAAGCAGAGACCGTAAGTAATAAATCGGCACCGCAGGGTTTAGTTATTGCTGTAGGACCAGATGTACAATACATTAAGCCAAATGATGTCGTATGGTGCAATTGGGCTAACGGCGTACCAGTAGATGTATTGGATCAACAAGCAGTGATCCTCCCATTAGAAGCAGTATTAGGCGTACAGGGGTAAGATATGTTCGATCTACAGCTCTCAGACCTTCATAAACTGCCTAGAAAGACCGTTAACGGCAAAAGAGTATATGAGACACCAGATGGGTCTCAATACCCGTCAGTAACGACTGTAACGTCTCAGATGAACGCTAAGGCGATTGGTGAATGGAGAGCTAGAGTTGGAGCAACAGCTGCTAATAAGATATCAGCACAAGCCTCAGCAAGAGGTACATCAGTACATAAGCTGTGCGAAGACTATTGTCTAAACCTCGATATGGAAGACAAGGTTATGCCAGCAAACAAAGAGATGTTTCTTAGCATTAAGAAGCATTTGGATGAACACGTTGGTGTTATTAGATCAGTAGAGGGATTCCTGTACAGTGACTTCTTACGAACAGCTGGCCAGGTCGACCTCATAGCTGAGTACGATGGCGTGTTATCTATTATAGACTTCAAGACAGCTAAGAAGAAAAAGAGAGAGGACTGGATCCAGAATTACTTTGTCCAGGAGTCTGCTTATAGCTTTATGTTTGAAGAGAGAACTAAGATGCAAGTTCCTCAGTTGGTAACCATCATTGGAGTAGATGGTGAAAGAGAGCCCCAGGTGTTCATTAAGAACACCAAAGAGCGTAATCAGTATTTGTTACAGTTTCTTACTCTGCGCGAGAATTTTGGAGAAGTACAGTAAGGCGAGTTATTTCCTTTTTCTGTTCCTCTATCTTAATAAACGCTTCATACTTTTGTTTTTCTAATTCGGCAATGTTCTTCATTAGCATCTGTTCTGTTGACACCATGTTCTTCATTACTTCTCTGCTTGCCATTATAACTCTATTCCCTTACTTCTTAGTATTTTAATTAAAAACCCTTCCCACTGCTTCGCTCTAACATCCCAGTTATAGAATCCGTCAGTGTAAGCCTTCTGCATATCCATACGCTCTGTCATAGATGGGTCACCAGCTAACTGGATTGCATCTCCAAGTAGAAGAGCCATACTTGTTGCGTGTTGATCTTTGTTCTCGCTGTAGTCATACATCAGTGACCAGTTAGCAGTCGTCTCAGGGAGAGCAGCTAATGAACTGTGTACACATATACAACCAGCACTCATTGCTTCTATCATTGCTATACAACTTGTCTCAGGCCATATAGAAGGTAATGCAAAGATGTGTGCTTTCTGTAGCGCCTTATGAACTTCCTCGTTAGGAACAAAGCCATGGTTGGTCATTTTGTCACTCGAATCGATTCGATCGAATAGAGGTTTGTAAGGTGCGTCTCTTTCACCCCAACCATAAATGTTGAATGAAGAATAAACGTCTAGGTGCCATTCGACATCCTTAAGGTTTTCTTCAAGCCAATCCATGACTGGAATTAGAAGCTCGAGTCCTCTATGAGGGGTCGTGTGATAAATTATATTAACACACTTCTTAGAGTTTGGCTTCTCGTGATCTGGTATAGGTTCAATTGCATTCTGTAA